TGCTTTGCCGTGTGTCTTGTCAAAGTGTCCGTTGTCCATACCACCGACCCAATGACTTTTACCAACTAAAATAAGATCACCTTCGTCATTAAATTTGTAATGATGAAATGGTGGAAAGTTAAGTTTAGTCTTAGTGTCTGCTATAGTTTTAGGATTTTTCTTACGTCCTGGTTCTTCTGGAATATGATCAAATGTCATAACACGGAAGATTAGTTCTTCCTTTGTTATCTTTTTCCAATCAACTTCACACTCAGCTTGTTTGACCTTTTCGCCGGCCATTTTACGTCTCTCATATTCAGCTGAACTGAGTCTTTTTGCTTTTGCTCTTTTTGCTTCTGCGATTGTCAGTCTATTAATTTTAGCTACATCTAATAGTATCAAATCGTACTGATGATACGTAGATTCCACATAACTATTAAAAGTGTTCTTAGATTTATGGATTTCTGACAATATGTCCTTATTATTAAGGTAATTACGTTTTCTCAATGGTATTCTCCAAGTTAATTAACACTATTATAAACTACATACTTAATTATGTCAACTAAATAATACATATAGGAGATATGAAAATGGCATTTAATCCAGCAGATTTGGGCAAGACTGTAAAAACACAAGCAAACAAAGCACTTGGTGACTTAAAAAACCAAGCAGCTGCATCCGTGCAAGATGCATTGACTGGCGTCAGTACTGGCAACGGATTTTTAGATGGTATAAAAAATACTGTAGTCAACGAGCTGTTTAGTGCTGCAGGTTTTGCAAAACAGGCTAGAAGCATTAATTTACCTAGTTCTGAAAAAGGAAAAACAGATGCTAAAGTATCAGGATTTGAATCTACAAGTGCTGATCATGATTGGCGTGTAAAATTATCAATGCCTCCTACAATTGACCCAACAACATCAACATTAATTGCACCTTTAGCTAAAACAGCTGGACTTTGTTTTCCTATAACTCCTACGATTATTGTAAGCCATAGTGCAAACTACAATACACTACAGCCTGTGCATACAAATTATCCTTTTCAAATCTACGAAAACAGTCAAGCAGATGACATTGTTATTACAGGAGAATTTCCAGTAGAAAATGCAGACGATGCAAAATATTGGATTGGTGCAATACATTATTTGCGTACTGTAACAAAAATGTTTTACGGTGAAAGCTCAGCAAATGCAGGCGCACCACCGCCTATAGTAAGACTAAACGGCTATGGAGATTATATCTTTAATAATGTTCCTGTAGTTATATCAAACTTTACAGTTGACCTTCCGGCTGATGTTGATTATATTGCTACAAGTACACCAGGAGGCGATACTTCGTCAACATCATGGTGTCCTACAAACAGTCAGATATCAGTAACACTCAAACCTACATTTTCTAGAAGAAGAACTAGTTCTTTTAATTTAAACACTTTTACTAACGGCGAATATATAGGTAGCGGGGAGGGCTTCATCTAATGGCAAATTACAAATCATCAAGTCCTTGGCACAAAACACAATACAATAGGACCGGCGCATTAGATATACTTAGAATACGACCTATTCCAGCATCATCAGATGATGTACAATATACAATTGAAACGCAATACACTAATAGACCAGACTTGTTAGCATATGACTATTATGGAACTCCAAAGTTATGGTGGGTGTTTGCACAAAGAAATATGGATATTATCAAAGACCCAGTATTTGATATGTTAGCGGGTACAACTATATTCATTCCAGATCCTGCTAAACTTAAAAAATCTTTAGGAATATAAATGTCAATTAATCCAAAGCAAATTATTGAAAATAAAGCAAAGACACTTACTAGCAATCTTAGTACGGCTGTTACTGATGCGGTGGCTAATGTTGATCTTTCTCAAAGCTTCGGCGACATGAAGAACGCAACAGGAAAAGTTTATGATGCTTCAGGTGCTGTTAGCGTACTTACAGATAAATTTTCTAAAATTGACGCAACAGGATTAACAAATACAATAGGAGGATTTGGAAATTTAACATTACCGTCCTTAGCAAATTTAGGAGCCGACATTAATGCAATATATCCACCGGGACTCAATCAGTTTGCAAACGCACTAGGAGCATCTTTACAAGGTAAGAAAGATAAACTTGTTGAACAAGTAATTCCGTTGGTTGATTCAATACCAATTGACATAGTAGATTATGCAGCTCAGGCACTTGATGGTGCTGTTGAAACAACAGTAGAAGAATATGCTTCAAAATTTGCAGACACTGTCAAAGGCTCAGATAGTTCCCCAGAGATAGAACCAAAAGGTCCGGGAATTGCATTAAAAAATCCTCTAAGAGCATTCAATAGTGTAAATTGTATATTTACTTTAGGATCGTTAACCGCTGACAGTGCAAATAATCCATCAGATACATATCTTCAAAATGGCGCAGACTTTACTATCTTACGTAGCGGTGGCGGAGGTATTGATAACAAGCGTATACAAACAGCATATGACCAAATGGGTGATGAAAAAGCCAACCTAGAATATTTTATAGACGATTTTGAAATGGATGCTGTTGTAACAACTAATAGTAAAACAGGTGCAACACAAGCATTTAATATTAGCTTTACTGTAAAAGAACCATACAGTATGGGAATATTTTTACAAATGCTACAGTCAGCGGCATTTGATGCAGGTTTTGAAAATTATCTACAATGCCCATATTTGTTAGAACTTGATTTTGTAGGCTTTGGAGAATCTGATAAAAAATTAAATGAAATTAAACCAATGGCATTTTGTAATAGAAAAATACCTTTTAAATTAACAAATATTGAGTTTGATGTTAATAATGGCGGTAGTACATATCAAGTATCATGCATACCTTGGAACGAACAATCTTTTGATGACGATGTACAGTTGATAAAAGAACCTTTAAGTCTTACAGGAAATGACGTAGTTGAAATACTGTCAGTGGGCGAACAAAGTTTATCAACAGTAATTAATAATAGTTTACAAAAAATTGCTAAAGACTCATGCTCTACAGCAACTGATTTTTATCTTGTTAGATTCCCTTCACAGCGTACAGGCGATTATACAAAATCATATTTAAGAAGACCAGATATACTAGATCAAGCCACAACAAATGCAGAAGCAAGGTCATCACGTAAAGGTGCCCAAACAGCAGATGAGGACGAAGTTGATAGTCTAACTAGCTTCTTTAAAAATATAGGTGCAGACACAACTAGTAGTGCATTATTAGAAACATTAAAATCAAGTTCTGTAAAAAATCTAAATAAAATAGGTGCAAGCCCAATGATATCTGATTATACCGAAGGCGGCGATAATCCGTTTGGTCTTGGGTTGTATGCTTATGACAAAGACACACACGTCTACAGTCGTAACGGCATAGAACTTACTATAAGCGATACCAATAGAATTTTTAAATTTAATCAAGGAACACCAATTACTAAGATTATTGAAGAACTAGTGATTGTTAGCGAGTACGGTAGAACAGCACTAAAAAGAACTGACGAAAAAGGCGAAGTAGATTGGTTTAGAATTGAGTCACAGTGTTTTGTTATAAGTGACAGACAACATGAAAGTGCAACAGGAACAATGCCAAAGATTTATGTTTATGATGTTGTTCCTTACAAAGTAGATGCAAGTAGATTTAGTGCGCCTAACCAAGCAGGCGCAGGACTAATTGAAAAAGCAAAGCATTGTGTTAAAACTTACAATTACATATATAGTGGCGCAAATGAAGATGTATTAGGATTTGATATTAAATTTAATGCCGCATTTTTCCAAGCAATACAAATGGACATGGGACAATTAAATGCATCAAGTTTAGTTAACGATAGAGAAAAAACTGTTGTTACTCCAAAAAAGCCATCTTTAGGAAAACCAACAGCAGGAAACACAATACCAGAAGGCACTACTAGATCGACTATAAAAGCCGGTAATTTTAATGGTGGTAGTTACAATAAACAATATGGTGAAGAAGTTGCTAAGATGTTCCATAATGCTTTAGTTAACAGTAAAGTAGATTTAATTACAGCAAATTTAGAAATTTGGGGCGATCCTTATTTTATTCCTGACAGCGGATTAGGAAACCATACATCGGCTAGAGGCGGATCAAAAAATATAACATCTGGCGGCGCAATGGATCATCAAAGAAATGAAATAGATATTATTGTAAATTTTAGAACTCCAGTTGATTATAACAATGACGGAACAATGTTTTTTCCAGGAGCAACTGTTGCTGTAGATAGTTTTAGCGGTGTGTACCAAGTTGTAAAGGTTACATCTTCAATTAGTGGAAACCAATTTAAACAAACTTTAGAACTAGTAAGACGTAGAAATCAAAGTACAGAAGGTATTAGTAAAGTTAAAGCGGTAATTGAAAAACCAGCATGCCCGGGACTTAACCCTAACGATAAAAATCCTAACGATGTTGCAGGAACTGATGCAATGGAGGATACTACAAATCGAAATAATGAAATAATAAAACCAACAGGTCCAAACGGTCCGTTAAAAACAATTACAACACCAAGCGGAAAAACAACACAAGTTGCTGCTGTAGTTGCAGATAAATTCCAAGGTTTAATTAACGAGTTAGAAACTGATCTAGGTTATGAAATAACTACGTTAGGCGGATATGTACAGCGTAACACAGATACTGGTGTTCCTAGCTATCATGCTAGTGGACTTGCAATTGATATTAATTCAAAAGATAATGGTATGATTCGCCCACGTCCAGAAGACGCTCCAGAACCTACAGATATGCCCGGAGACGGTACAGGAAGTTTAATGAGTGCGCTTGCATCTAAATATGGCCTAGGTTGGGGCGGTGACTGGAAAAGTGCAACAGATGCTATGCATTTTAGTGCAGCCACAAGTGAAGGTGGATCTTATGATTGGACAAGAAACGGTCAAATACCAGGTGGAGTTGTAGGACCGCCTGAACCACCATCAGCAATGTCCGACGGGCAAGCAGGTGCTACAAACGATTCTGTTAGCGGAACAAAATCAACAACGCAAACAGCCCAATCAACACAAGCTGACACAACACTAAGGCCATATTTTCCACTTGATCCAGCTGATAACTTATATGATGTACAAAAAGGTAATAAGATTGCCGCTATTGCTTCGTTCTATACATCACGGGGCACAGCAACAAGTTCACCAGTAACACAAACTTCGTCCGGGGTTACCTATAATGAGTTTGGTGATCCAGTAAATACAAAGCCGTCACAAGCAGCAGAACAATTTGATCCAAATGCTACAGGAGCTCAATAATTGGCCCAGTCTAAAAGAACAAACGTAAAAAAAATTGAATCTATCGGCACAGGTCCCTTCGAAGCAATTGTAGTTAGTAATTTAGATGCTACATATTCAGGATCACTAAAAGTTGATATTCTAAAAAATAACTCTACAGGTAGTTTACCTGAAGGATTAGGAACATCAATAGAAGTTAGATATTTGTCACCATTTTATGGTATTACTAATCCTGCGCATACGTCAGCAAATGACGGATATGCCGCAACTCAAAAAAGTTACGGTATGTGGTTTGTACCACCTGATATTGGCTCAAGAGTTTTAGTTACATTTGCTGAAGGCGATATTGCTAACGGATTTTGGATAGGATGTATCCAAGATAAATTTATGAACTTTATGGTTCCAGATGGAAGAGCATCAACAGCACTTACAACTCCCGGTACTCCGCAAAATATTCAAGGTTTAAAATTACCAACAGGCGAGTATAATAAAAAAGTTGAAAAAGGATCAGGAAGAGACCCAACAAAATTTAATAAACCGTACAACAAAGATTTTACACAAGCACTTGAAATACAAGGTTTAATAAGAGACGAAAATCGAGGAACAACAAGCACGAGTGCTAGGCGTGAAGTTCCTAGTGCTGTATTTGGAATAAGCACTCCTGGACCAATAGATAAAAGACCCGGAGCACCTAAAGGGCTTGCTGGAGAAGCAGGACTTAAACATTCAAAATTTGTTAACAGGCTTGGTGGTTCAAGTTTTGTTATGGATGACGGTGATGACAAATTAACAAGAGCATCACATGCATCAGCAGGGCCGCCAGCATATGCAAATGTTGAAGCTGGCGAAACATTTGGTCAGTCTAGTATACCACATAACGAACTTATGCGATTTAGAACTAGAACTGGTCATCAAATATTAATGCACAACAGTGAAGACTTTATCTACATTGCCAACAGTAGAGGAACAGCTTGGGTAGAATTAACTAGTGATGGTAAAATTGATGTTTATGGTTTAGATAGTATATCTATACATAGTGACGCTGATATAAACCTTACAGCAGATAGAGATGTAAACATAGAAGGCGGTCGTGCTGTCAATGTAAGAGCTAGTGGACGATACGGTGAAGGAACTGGTGAAGTAAAAATAGAAAGCCACAGTGATACTAGTATATTAGCAGAACAAAATATGTTAGTTACAGTTAAACAAAACCAAGACACAACTGTTGGCGGAATTCAAAGTACATTAGTTACAGGTGATATTCATCATCACACAAATGCAAATTTATATGTATTAGCAGATGCACAAGGACATATACGTTCAGCAACTGATATGTTTATTAATACTGATACAACACTTAATTTAGTAGGAAAAGCATCATACTTAACAGCAACAGAAGGAGCAATTAATATCAATGCCGCAGGCGGCAACGTTGAAATTGATGGAGACACGGATATTAATTTAAACAGCAGCTCGTCATCAGCAGGCACAGTGGCAACTGATGCAGCAGATGCTATAGAAATGATACCATTGCCTAGACACGTTGTTCCTAAAACAAATCCAGGAACAGAAGTCCCTTCAGACATACAAACATTCGTAAAAAGAATGCCAAGTCATGAACCATATGCACAACATGAAAACTTAGATCCGTTATTCTTTAAGAGTCAAAGAACAGATATATTAGTTGATACGCCTTTGCCTCAAGCAGATTTACTTACCAGTGTTGATACTTTTAGAAAAAGCGACCGAGTTGGCAACAAAGACGCTGTTAGCTCAACCGCTGGACCACCTCCAGGAACAAGTGGCACAACTCCTGTTGCTACAACTACAAAAAAAGATGATAAAACACTAGAAACTAAATTTACTAGTGTCGGTGCCGACGGTAGTATTTTAGATGTTATTGGTAATGCAGAAGGTGCAGGCTATAACACTCCTTATGGTGGATCTAAAATAACACCATTCCAGTTCTATGGAAAACAATTATCAGAACTAACATTACAAGAAGTAATTGATTGGCAAATTGCAAGTGTAGACGCAGGATCAGCAAGTTCAGCAGCAGGTAAGTATCAAATTATTAAGAAAACATTGATAAGTTTAGTTGACGGAGACGGAGTAGTAAGTAGAACAGAGTTATTCAGTCCTGCTAACCAAGATAAATTATGTCGTAAATTACTGCAGAGAAGAGGAATTGATGCGTTTATTTCAGGCTCCAAATCAGAGCCAGCTTTTTGTAGATCATTGGCACAAGAATGGGCCAGTTTACCAGTTACATTTAGACAACAAGGTAGTAAGAGAATAGTCGAAACAGGAGAAAGTTATTATCAAGGTGTAGCAGGCAACAAGTCAAGAATCTCCCCTACACAATTAATTGCTGCAGCTAGGAATGCTAAAGATTCCGGTTATGCGTAGAGGGTAAATATTACTATGAGTACTTTAGAGAAAAATATATACAAAAGGGTAAATGTAGCAAGTTCTACAAAGCCTAAACAACCAGCATCAAGTGCGTCTTACAGATCTATAAGCACAGTAAATCCTGTTAATGACGGATACAGATTGTACGACCTTGCTGTTATTAAACAGGATATAATTAACCATTTTCATATACGTCAAGGTGAAAAATTAGAAAATCCTGAATTTGGGACAATTATATGGGACTTACTATTTGACCCATTAACAGAAGGACTAAAAGCCGCTATTATTGAGAATGTAGCAGATATTATTAATTATGATCCTCGGGTTACTGTTGATAATGTTATTGTTGATACGTATGAAAGTGGTATACAAATTGAATGTACTCTAATCTACCTAAACTATAGTATTGCTGAAGCTATGACTCTACAATTTGATAGAGAAGCTGGCTTACTTGCTTAGAGAATTAACTACGTACATAACAGTTTATAATAAATACGTTATATGAGGAAATTAGATGTCAGCTACTGATAGACAAAACAGATTACTAGTTGCAGAGGATTGGAAAACAATATACCAATCTTTTCGCAATGCCGACTTTCAAAGTTACGACTTTGATAATTTAAGACGAACAATGATAGAATATCTTAGGACTAATTATCCTGAGGATTTCAACGACTATATTGAATCAAGTGAATACCTTGCACTAATTGACTTAGTAGCATTCCTTGGACAAAATTTATCCTTTAGAATTGATTTAAATGCAAGAGAAAATTTCCTCGAACTTGCAGAACGTAGAGAATCAGTACTAAGACTAGCAAGACTACTAAATTATAATCCACGAAGAAATCAATCTGCTAACGGACTTTTAAAATTTACAGCCGTAAGCACTACTGAAGATCTTCTTGATTCAAATGGTACTAACTTAGCAGGCCAAACAATACAGTGGAACGACAGCACCAATTCAAACTGGTATGAACAGTTTATTAAAGTGCTAAACACTTCGTTACCAGTTAACGGAGTATTTGGTAAGCCAAACAAAAGTGAGACAGTAGCAGGCATATCAACAGACCAGTACAGAATAAACGGAGTTAACACTGATGTTCCTGTATATTCTTTTGAAAAGCCAATTGAAGGTAAAACAACTCCTTTTGAAATTGTATCTACAGATATAGAAGAAGGTAGTTTAGTTGAAGAAGCACCAATACCAGGAAACAACTTTGCGTTCATGTATAGAAATGATACACAAGGACCAGGTAGTAGTAACACAGGATTTTTTGCACACTTCCGTCAGGGTAGACTAGAAAGTGGACAATTTAGTGTAACACAACCTACACCAAATCAAACAGTTTCCATTGATACAGAAAATATTAACGATTCAGATGTTTGGTTATTTAAATTAGATGCAAATGGTAACGAATCAGAGTTATGGTCAAAACTTGATGCTGTAGAAGGCAATAATGTAATATACAATAGTATTAACAAAAAAATAAGAAATATCTATAGTGTGCTAACAAGAGTTGACGACAGAATTAATATAGCATTTAGTGATGGAGTTTTTGGAAATCTTCCAAAAGGTAATTTTAAATCATATTTTAGAACTAGTGAAAATAGAAATATGGTTATTACACCAGCAGCTATTACTAATATTGCTGTTAATATTCCATACCTAAGCAAAAAAGGAAGAGTACACACTCTTACATTAACTCTAGGGTTACAAACAACTGTAGCAAATAGTGCTAGATCTGAAAGTAATTTAAGTATTAAACAAAATGCACCTGCAACATACTATACACAAAATAGAATGGTCACAGGGGAAGATTACAATGTTGCTCCTTTAGGCATAAGTCAAGAAATTGTAAAAGTAAAATCAGTTAACAGAACATCAAGTGGTATATCAAGATACTTTGATTTAAATGATGCTACCGGCAAATATAGTAATACTAACTTATACGGAAATGATGGCGTACTATACAAAGAATACATCACAAACAAAACAAGTTTTAATTTTAATACTCAAACAGATATTGAAGGTATTATAATAAACACTGTAGAACCTATTCTTGATGACAAGAAAGTAAAACATTATTACTTAGATAAATTTCCAAAGATTAGTACTTTTGATCTAAGTGTTTATTGGAACGTTACTACAGAAGCTACAAACACTTATACAGGTAATTTTCAGTCATTAGATGCCTCTGGTTATCGAGTTGGATCATTTACTACAAACAGTTTAAAATATATTGAAGCTGGCACAGCAATTAAATTTGAAGCACCAACAGGATTCCACTTTATGCCCGACGGATCCTTAATGGCAGGTGACGCTAACCATGTAGGAAGTTCTACATATAAATGGACTAAAGTTATAGCGGTTGCAGGTAACGGACTAGACATTGGATTATCAGACACACAAGGTCCAATAGCATTAGCTGATAAGATTGCTAACGGATGCAGACTAGTACAGATACGTCCTAAGTTAGCAAACAGTCTTATTGACGATGTTAAAGTAGAAATTATTGATCAAACTTTTGCATACAACGATTTTGGGTTACGTTATGATGATGTTAATCGTGTTTGGCGTTTAATAAAAGCAACAGACTTAGATAAGAAAAGTAGTTTTGGTACAGGATTTGCAGGCAATGTAAGTAATGCTAACCTTGATGCAAGTTGGTTATTGCTATTTGAAACAAATGGCGAGACATACAAAGTAACAAATAGAGGGTTACGTTATGTATTTGAAAGTGATAGGGAAATTAAATTCTACTATGACAGCACAGATAAAATATATGACACACAAACAGGTAAAACTATAAGAGACAAACTAAGTGTATTGAATATAAACACAAGACCTAACAGTGTGTTGCCGTTTACAGATAACTTTGATTTTGATATTTTAGAATCATATAGAGATAAAGAAGGTTATGTAGACACTAAGAAAATAGAAATAACATTTGCTGACAAAGACGCAGATGGTGTTATTGATGATCCAGAATTATTTTTACATATTGTAGGTGACGAGGATAATACTCCACTAACAAAAATTATTATACACGAAAAATATTTTACAGATGCAGGTGTTGAAGAATTTAGATATGTTGAATCAACAGATATTGAAATACTAGAATCGCAAACTAACATACAACCATTAAGCACATACACAGATGGACAACTATTTTACTTTAGAGACAACAATGTGTTTAAGAAGTTAGATGCATCAATACTTGAACTAGTAACTAACAGTGACTACAAAGCATTTATAGGAAGAGACAAACTAAAATTCCATTATATACATGTTGCTGATACTAACAATAGGATTGATCCTAGTGCAAGTAATATTATTGACACTTATATGTTAACAAAAACATATGATAGAAATTATAGACTTTTCTTAGATGGACAATTAACACAACAGCCACTACCACCAAGTTCAGATGAGTTATTTAGATCTTATGGTCGCGAACTTAATAAAATTAAATCAATAAGTGATGAAGTAATTTACCATCCAGTAAAATACAAAGAACTATTTGGTGCAGCTGCTAGATCAGATCTACAAGCAACATTTAAATTAGTAAAAAATCCTGATCAAGTTTTAAATGACAATGATGTAAAGACAAGATGTATTGAAGCAATTAATCAATATTTTGCATTAGAAAATTGGAACTTCGGTGATACGTTTTACTTCCAAGAATTAGCAACATATATAACAAACAGACTTGCACCAGATTTAGTAAGTGTTGTTATTGTTCCTGATCAAGTAACACAAACTTTTGGTAGTTTGTTTGAAATAAGAAGCGAAGTTGATGAAATTTTTATTAACAGTGCAACAGTGGCAGATATAGAAATTATTGACCAAATTACAGCAACTAGATTAAATGCATCTGGTAACGTAGTAACATCAAGTGAAAATGTAAACACAGGTATTACAAGTGCATCGTCATTTACTAGTTCATCTAGTTCAAATAATTTAAACAATTCAAGTTCAAGCAGTTCTAATAATTCAAGTAGCGGAGGAAGTTATTACTAATGTCTTACGATAACGATCAGACAGAATCACCGTTGCCAGCAGGCAACAACTCTAATAGAAAGAGTGCAGATTTACTTCCTAAGTATTTTAGAACACAAGCAAACAAGAAAATACTATCAAGTACAATAGACCAGCTTACACAACCAGGTGTGGCAGAAAAAGTCAATGGCTATATGGGAAGAAAAAATGCAAAAGCATATAGAGCTGATGACACTTATATTGCTGACATTTCTAAACAAAGAGAAGATAGACAATTAGAGCCAGCAACAGTTTCTGTAGATGATTTAGGTAATGTAAATTTCTTTGCTGATTATACTGACTATATTAACCAAGTTAAAAACTTTTCAGGCAACGTAGCTAATCAAAGTTTATTAAACAGTCAAGAATATTATTCTTGGAATCCAAATATTGATTGGGATAAATTTACAAATTTCCGTGAGTACTATTGGTTGCCTAATGGTCCGCAAACTGTTACAGTTTTTGGAAAAAGTTTAGAAGAAGTTAGTACATATACAGTAACAACAGAAGATCAAGATGATAATGTTGTTTATAAAATATCGCCTCCAGGGTTTACACCTAACCCTGCATTAACTTTGTATAGAGGTCAAACTTATACATTTGAAATAGATACACCAGGACATCCGTTCTCCTTTTCATCAAACAGACGTTTTACTGATGTACCATTTGATGTAGTTAAACAAGCAGACGGTAGTTACAACATTGTGTCAACTGGTAGTGCAGAAAACATATCTAGTTTATATGTGCAAGGCATTACAGCAACAGACTTAGACGGTAACGAAATTAATCCTGTAAATGTTGAAGAAGGATTTATTACCTTTACAGTTCCTTTTAACGCACCAGAACAACTTTATTATACAAGTCAAAGTAATGCTAACACTAGTGGTTATGTTAAAGTATTTGATCTAATAGAAAACACTAAAATTGATGTTAATGAAATTATTGGAAAGAAAGCGTATACTAGTTCTAATAAAGTTAAATTCAGTAATGGTTTAAAAGTTAAATTCGCAGGTAATGTTACTCCTGAAATTTACAAAAATGACGAATGGTATATTGAAGGTGTTGGAGACGGAATTAAGTTAGTTAAGGAAAGTGATTTAGTTATTCCTGCTAATTACGTTGGCGACAAATTAGTTCCATTTGATAGTGAAGGCTTTGATAGATTGCCATTTGGTAATGCAAGTGCTTATGCTGGAACTAAAGATTATATTATTGTTAATCGAGCAAGTGTTGACAGAAACGCTTGGACACGTTATAATAAATGGTTCCATAAAGATGTAATTGAAAAGTCTGCAGAATACAATGGCCAAGTTCCAACAGTAGATCAAAGTTCTAGAGCAGCAAGACCTATTATTGAATTTAATGCAGGACTAAAATTATTTAATTTTGGTACTAGTGCTAAAAATGATATTGACCTAATTGATTTTAAAACTACTGATGCATTTAGTACAGTAGAAAATGCAACCGGATATAATATTGACGGTACATCACTTGCTGATGGCATGCGTGTAATATTCAATGCAGACACTGATAGGAATGTTAAAGGTAAAATTTACACAGTTAATTTTATTCTAATTGATAATATTAGACAAATTAGTTTAATTGAAGATACAGATTCTACACCGTTAGTAGATGAAACATTACTAGTTAAAGGTGGCACAACTTATAGAGGCAAATTATTTTATTTTAACGGAACAGAATGGAAATTTGCACAAGCAAAAGATAAAGTAAACCAAGCACCGTTATTTGATATATTCGATAATAATGATGATAGTTTTTCTACTTACAATTCTTCAAACTTTGCTGGTACAACATTGTTTAACTATAAACAAGGCACTGGCACAAATGATAGTGAATTAGGATTTCCGTTATCGTACAGAGCAATTGAAAACTTTGGCGATATACAATTTAACTTTCCTTTAGTTACAGATTCATTTGTGTATGAAGAAAATAATGAAAATATAAAAGTTAATATCGAAACAGGTTATCTAAGAAAGTACACAGACCTAACTACATATGTTAGTGAAAATGGTTGGATAAAAGCACATAAGCCAAGTAAGCAAGCAATAATACAACAGTATGTTGTAGACACTAATACTAATGACTTTGCTGTTAATGTATTTGATGCTAGTGGTGATTTAAATGATCTAGTTGTAAAAGTTTATGTAAACAACTTGTTTAAAAAAGAAAATGACCATTACACTATTAATAGAATCAATAGTATTGCATATGTAACATTTACTACAGCACTAACTAAAGACGATGTTGTAGAATTAAGATGTTATAGTAACACAGATAAAAATGAAAACGGTTACTATGAACTAGCATACAACTTAGAACGTAACCCTATGAATGAAAACATAGGCGACTTTACAATAGCAGAAGTTAATGACCATGTTAGTACAATTATTGAAAATACATTTGAGTATGACGGAAACGTATTTCCAGGTGTAAGCAACTTAAGAGATATAGGTGACCTAAGCAAACACGGCACACGATTTGTAAAACATAGTGGACCAATAAGTTTAGCCAGTTATCATCTAACAGACAAAAATGCAAATATTGTAAAAGCGTTAAAATATGCTAGACTAGAATATGCAAAGTACAAAAGAGTATTTTTACAAGTTGCAGAAAATTTAGGATATGACGGACCTACCAAAGAACACGTTGATAAAATTCTTGAAGAAATAAACAGCCAAAAAACAAAAGGCATGCCGTTTTATTTCTCAGACATGTTACCGCATGGTGCGTCAAAAAGAACACTACATAATGTAACAGCAAGTACAGGTACATTCTTTGGACTTTCAAAAGTGTTTAGTCTTAATAACTTAACTGAAAAGGCGGTATTAGTTTACCTTAATGATCAAGAATTATGTCACGGGACAGACTATGTGTTTACAGCAGAAGGTTTTGTAAATATTTCAGCAACACTAGCTGTAGGTGACGAAGTAGAAATATACGAGTACGATACAACTGACGGCTGTTTTGTTCCTACAACTCCTACTAAGTTAGGATTGTACCCTGCATACAAGCCAGAAATGTATTTAGATACTACATACCAAACACCAAAAACAGTTATACAAGGACACGATGGAAGTATTACTGTTGCATATGGCGACTTTAGAGATAATTTAATATTAGATTTTGAAAGAAGAATATACAATAACTTAAAACAATCTTATAATAAAGAATTATTTGATATTCATGAATATGTAGGCGGCAATTATAGAGATACAGGGTTTAATAGACAAGCCATTGATAATGCATTTGTTTCAGATTTTGTACAATGGACTGTTATTGCAGGCGATCCTAATTATACTTCAAATACTTTCTGGAAAGATACTGATACATTTAGGTACAATTATAACAGTATGGTATCTCCAACAGGTAAAACATTACCAGGATTTTGGAGAGGTGTATACAACGAAGCATACGATACTGATCGTCCACACACCCATCCATGGGAAATGCTAGGCTTTACAATTAAACCAACTTGGTGGGAAACAGAATACGGTGCAGCACCATATACAAAAAATAACTTTGTTCTTTGGGAAGACTTACAAAATGGTATTATAAGAGAACCAAATGTTCCTGCAAAAGTAAACAAAAAATATAAAAGACCAAACCTAACTAATCATATACCAGTAGATGAAAATGGTAATTTATTAAGTCCTTTAGATAGCAACTATGCACAAAACTTTGTTGCTGTTAGAACAAGAGATTCTTACTCCTTTGGAGATCACACTCCTGCTGAAAGTGCGTGGAGACGAAGTAGCGAATATCCATTTGCGTTAATTACATCTTGGTTATTAAATCAACCTGCTAAAGTAATGGGTATAGGATTTGATTTATCAAGAATGGAAAGAAACAAAGTAGGTAATCTTGTTTATACTCCTACAAACTCAATTATTAGATTAAAAGATTTAGTATTTCCAAATACATATACTGACAATCAAAGAGTTATAACTAGCGGTCTTGTAAATCTTGTTTACAATTATATTGTTAGTGATATAAACACAAGTTATAACGAATACCAAACAGAATTAAAAACACTATCTAACAGATTAGCATTAAAAGTTGGCGGTTTTACAGACAAGCGTAAATTTAAATTAATGCTTGATAGTAGAACTCCATTAAATGATGGTAATGTGTTTGTACCAACTGAAAATTATAAACTATTCCTTAACACATCAGTACCTGTTGACATTGCAACTTACAGTGGTGTTGTATTACAAAAAGATACAAATGGATTTGTAGTTAAGGGATATGATCAAGCAACGTCGACATTTAAATATCTTGAACCAATTATAAGTCAAAGAGATCCTGTAATTAACATAGGCGGAATATCAGAATCGTTTGTTGTTTGGGACAGTGGTAAACAGTATGTCAAAGGACAAAATGTTAGATTTGATAGTTTTTACTATAGAGTAAAAGATAGTCACGTAAGCACAACAACGTTTGATACTGACAAAATGGTTAAACTAGCAGAGCTTCCGTTAGTTGGCGGACGTTCAAATGTACTTAGAAGAAAATTTACAAATAGAGTTAAAACTATTTCCTATGGTACACTATTAAGAACAACACAAGATGTTGTTGACTTTTTGTTAGGTTACGAAGCATATTTAAAATCACAAGGTTTTGAATTCAATTATTATAATAAAGATATTGGTATAGTTGAAGACTGGACATATAGTGTAAAAGAGTTTATGTTTTGGACTACACAAAATTGGGCTGCAGGAACAGTAATTACATTATCGCCTGGCGCACAACAATTTAAATTTAAACGTCCTTTTGTAGTAGTTGATGATATATTTGATACTTTCTATGATTATAGTTTACTAAAAGCAGATGGTCAAAAATTAGAAAAGTCGTTTAGTAGCATTGCTAGAGATAGTGAAAATGAGTTTGGCCTAACAGTTAAAAATACTGAAGATGGAATCTTTAGTGTAAAACTTCCGTTAGTACAAAGAGAACATATAATTTTACTTGATAACAAAACTGTATTTGGTGATGTAATATATGACCAAGAAGCAGGGTATAGACAAGAACGAATCAAAGTTGCTGGTTACAGAAGTGATAACTGGACAGGTGGTTTGAATATTCCAGGATTTGTTTATGATGCTGCTGAAGTTACTGATTGGTTATCATACAAAGATTACGGAATTGGAAAACTAGTAAAGCACAAAGAATTTTATTATGTTGCAACAACTGATATTACTGGAACAGAACAATTTATAGACAATCAGTGGGAACGTTTAGATGAACGTCCTGAAGCACAATTAATTCCAAACTTTGAATATAAGATAAATCAGTTTGCTGATTTTTATGACTTAGATACAGATAACTTTGATATAGAACAACAAAAACATGCACAGCATTTAATTGGTTACCAAAAAAGAAAATATCTTGAAAATATTGTTAACGATGATGTATCACAATATAAATTTTATCAAGGTATGCTACAGGACAAAGGAACAGCTAATTCATTAACTAATTTGTTTGATGCTCTTGCAAGTGCTGATAAAGAAAGTTTAGAATTTTACGAAGAGTGGGCGTTGCGTGTAGGAAGATACGGAGCAACTGAAAACTTTTCTAGTGTTGAATTTTTACTTGATGAATCACAAATTAAAACTAATCCACAGCCAATTGAATTAGTGAATAGTATACCTGCTAACGATACTGACACGATATATAAGTTAACACCGCAAGATGTTTATTTAAAACCAAAAGATTATAATCATAAACCTTTTCCAATAACTTCTAGTTATATTCCGTTTGTAAAAGATGCAGGATATGTATTTGACGACGATATTAGTTATAGAATTAAAAATAAAACAGACATACTTACTGCTAATATAGATGTTATTGGCGCAAATGATTATGTTTGGGTAACTGGCGAAAATGCAGACTGGGACGTATTACAACATGTTACTACTGACTTAAGAGTAGTAAAAATTGTAGGGTTCGGTGAAGGGCTAGATCAAATTGACGGCACATCTGCACCGGGTGGTATCTTTACATTTAATAAAGCCCACAACTTTGTTCCAGGCGACATTATTGGTATACAAAATACACTTACAGCAAATGATGCATTTTTTGTAGTTGAATCGGCATTTGCTACTTCAGTTGAAGTTGTAGCAGGCGAGCAACAATCTATTGAAGACCAAGAAACAGTTGACGCATTTGTTAGTGTACTTAGATCTGTTAAGTATTCTACAGTAAAAGATGCAAACTATGCACTAGAAGGAAAACTTTTAAAGAACCAAAAAATATGGGTTGGTAATAGTTCTAATTGGCTTGTTCCAATTAAAGACAATGTTTATTCTACTAAGAAACATTATAACAATCCATCAGAATACGATAATACTTCAACGTATGAGTATGGTTCGTCTATGTCAGTAAACACTGCAAATACTAGAATGGTTCTTGGAGATCATAGTGCTAACAACAACAGCGGACTAGTACACACTTATCAAAGAGGATCAAATCTAAGAGATTTATTGTTTGAAGAAACACTTCAGTTAGATACTGACATATATCCAGTAAGTGCAGATCATAGATTTGGCGCAGATATTGATATTAGTGCCGACGGCAAATACTTAATTGTTGGTTCAAGCACAGCAAGTGATGTTGCTTCTAATTACCAACAAGGCTATTTAAACACTACAGCGTATGCTACAAATGATATTGTAAAATACAACGAAAACTATTGGAAAGCAAAACGTCCAATCACAGCTGAAAGTGCAAGTGTTGCATTTAGTACATTTGATAGTTATGCAAACTTTGAAAATTCAAGTGATAGTAGTTTGTTAACACTTGTTTTACAAGGTAATGCGTATCTTCCTAACACACAAACAAATCATATTTTAGTAGCGGCACCATTTGATCAGTATAAAGGTACTAAGCCTCAAGACAAACTAGTACTTAAATGGAACGCATTTACTAACTTTAATAGAAATACAGGTCCTTCTGTATCGGTTGAATTATTTCCAAATGGTATTAATAGCCAAAATGTTGCAGGGCAATATACAGAACCAACAGCAAACTTTATATCAGGCGAACATGTAATTGTAGAAAAAGTTGATTCAGTGTTACTTGTAGAACCATTTACTGATCCACCAGTAGACGGTGATGTAATTGAAACATCAGGCGGATCAGCAACAGTATATAAAGCATTTACTCGTGATTTTAAATTAGTAGTATACCTTAAAGATACTAATGGAGTATTTGGACCAACTGGAACAATTAGTAACGCTAATGGCACACCTATTGGTGAATACACACAGCCAAATTATAATGGTACAACCGGAGCAATAGGCGGCTGGTGGTACATAGATGTAGGAACAAATTATCTAACATCAGACGAATTTACAGATCCTAAAGACTTTGGTGTACCGGCATACGGATTAATATATCAAGATGTGCTAGTATATGATGAACTTACAGACACATATGCAAGAACAACACCAAACTTTTATAAAAATGTTTTAGATGATGTTTCAAGCACGTTATTTCCGAGTGTTGATGAACCTGGGTTTGTTAGTGTACTTTCACACAGAGGTGCGGCGTACATTAATGTTGACGTTGACGGTGTACAAAGTATCTTAGACAATAGGTGGTTAGTAAGAATACCTAAAAGTTTAGAGGGAGATATTAATGCTCCAGGAGACAAATTTAGAACATATATAGATGATCAAGCAGATGCTCCGGATTTTAGTTTACTAGGTTTTGATGCATCTTACATAAATGATTTTGAACACACTGTTATTGATATGTGGGACGGCTATATTGACTTTACATTTACAAAAACACAGGGTGCTGATGTTGTTATGTTATCAGACCAAGATGTAGATGTAGGCGACTTTTTTGAACCAGCATACGAAGGTAAAGAGTTTACTGATTTAAATGGCAATATTGTAAATATTGGTGGCGCCGTTACTGGCGACATTATTAGGGATGACATTACTGGTGCTGAAGCAAAAGTAGCATACTATATAAGAAGAGCCGGCGACCAAGGCAGAGTGTATCTTAAAAATGTTACAGGCACTGGATCGTTTACACAAGGTAATAGGCTATTACTAAAAACAGTTGAAGGTGTAGGACAAGACGATAACTTACGTATTATGGGTCCAATTAATAAAGTATCTTTATATGGGCTTAACACTGGTAAACTTGCTGTAGTACAAAAAGGTACAACATTCCCAGCACACCCAGAGTCATATGGTGGTTTAGATCAGTTTAGAGATTTAAATTCTTTTGCATATGTAAACAAAGAATTTTGGATTTACAAAGAAGAATTAGCAGAAGCCGGAGCAGAAGCACCGGCTAGTATTCCAAGCACATCAAATAGTGACTGGCAATTAGTTTATAACTTACCAGTTACTACAACTGGTTCACAAGTTAGTAAGCCGGCTAATCAAGGTGTGTATACTATCTACAACAGAGTCGGAACGTCATGGACCAACAGAGGTACATTTGAAATACCTGACAGTGCTACAAATAGTAATGTAGGTAAACAAGTTGCTATTAGTCAAGAAAATGATTTGTATAGATTCTATGTTGGGTCAAAAGAAAACCTAACAGTTATAAAACATGGTACTGACAAGTACGGTAAAACATACGACTTTGCATTTGATATTAATCCTCATTACAGAGGTGATTACAGTGCAGATGCAACATACAAAACAGATGAAATTGTTTTATATAGTAACCAATTATATTCAGCATTAACTTTTGTTAAAGGTGTTACTCCAACAAGTACATTGAAATGGAAACTACTTAATAGTCAAGTTAACTATTTGCCAACTTTACCAAATGCTGTTAATATATTTAACGACCCAGCGTTTGACGACTTAGGCGAAAGCGTTACAGACTTTACTAAACAAATTACAGTAAGCGATAATGGACAAGTACTTGCAATTAGCATTGTTACTGATGTATCTGTTGATGCAGATAATAAAGTTCTTGTTTATAGAATATTAGATGATAGATATGTTTTAGATCAAACTATTGTTGCACCTCTATCAAACACTGGCTGGGGTAGTAGTATTGATCTTAGCGAAGACGGCGACACATTAGCAATAGCAGATCCTGAAAGTGATATTGACGGATTCAACACAGGTAAAGTTTATGTGTATGCTAAGTCTAATGGTACATTTGAAATGCATCAAACATTATCAGGAACAGGAACATCATCAGAAAAGTTCGGTGAAAAAGTTAGTGTTTCAAAAGATATAATTGCTGTTACAAGCGGGAACGGTGATGTAGCAACTGACACATTATTTGATACTGGTATAACAACATTTGACGATACATTTACAGCATTCCCAGATAAGAAAATAGACAGCGGAAGTATTAGACTTTACCAAAAAGTTGCAGATGCATTTGTACTTGGTGAAGAATTAGATTATGATGGTGACCTAACTGTACTTACAGCAAGTAGATTTGGAGAGCAAGTTTTAATTAACGATAACCATGTGTATGTTGGTGTTCCAGGCGATCCAAATGATTACTATACTGAAGATACAAATCCAGGTAGTTTTGTTGATTATCAAGTTACTCAAAATGTTAAACCTTGGACAATACTAAGAACACCAAATGAAGTAGTTGATGTTAAGAAAATTAAATCAGCATTTTTATACAATACAAGAACAAATAAACTTATTAAATATTTAGATTATGTTGATCCTGTACAAGGTAAAATTGCAGGACCAGCAGAACAAGAATTAACATTTAAATCTAATATTGATTTTGCACGTTATAATGTTACAACATTACCTGATTACTTTAGTGAAACAAATAATTGGGAAGAACAGCACTTAGGTAAGTTATGGTGGGATATAAGCACAGCTAGATTCTTTAATCCTTATCAAGAAGATATCACTAACCAAGCAAACAAATGGAATACACTAATACCAGGGTACTCCGCTGATGTTTATGAATGGGTAGAAAGTAGTATTATACCAAGTGAATGGGATAAGATTGCAGACACAAGTGAAGGATTTGCAAAAGGTATTAGCGGTCTATCAAAATACGGTGATGCTGCTTACAGTCAAAAACTTGCATATGATTCAGCATCGCAAACATTTAGTGACAAATACTATTTCTGGGTAAAAAGTAAAAAGACAGTACCAGCAGATGAAACAAGATCAATTAGCGGGTCTGAAGTTGAAGGATTAATTGGTAACCCTAGGGGCCAAGGATATAGTTTTGTAGCATTATTAAGTAATGATAGATTTGTATTATACAATAGCGAAAGTTTACTCAACGATAAAGAAGTTGCATTACATGTAAGTTACTATACACAAGATACACAAGAACAAAATACACACCTTGAATATCAACTTGTTACAGAAGGTTTAGAAACAAGTGTACCTAAAGCAGATATAGAAAGAAAATGGATTGATAGTTTAATAGGTTATGATACTAGAGGACGTCAAGTTCCAAATCCTGAGCTAAGTCCAGCAGAAAAATATGGTACACTAAACAGTCCAAGACAAAGTTGGTTTGTAAACAAACAAGAAGCATTTAAACAGGTTATTGAAAGAGCTAATCTAACATTAAAAGAAAATATTATTGTAGATGATTTTAGTTTTACAACTCTTAATAGCGTCGATGTGCAACCGTTTGTTACTGAAAGAAAGTATGATTATAAACTTGATACATTGGAAGAGCTCGACTTTGTTGGTACTAATAAAATAAAAACAGCACAACTTGAAGCATCAGTACATGGCGGCACAGTTACAGATATACGAATAATAAATTCAGGTAGAGGGTATGTTGATCCTACTTATGATTCAACAACGTCTACAGTTAGACATGGGCCAAGTTTTGAACTATTTGGTAACGGTTCTGGTTTAGACTTTAATATAGAAATTAACAATCTAGGACAAGTTAATAAAGTAAACATTATTAACGGCGGCGCCGGGTATGACGAAAACTTAAGAATAGAAGTTAGGCCTCTAACAGTATTAATAGAAAATGATTCAACAGTAAATAACAAATGGGCAATATACGAATATAATACTACATCATCTATATGGGATAGAATAATATCACAAAGTTATGATACTACTGAGTATTGGGATTATGCTGATTGGTATGCTACTGGATATAATCAGTTTACTAAGATTGATTACAGAGTTGATGAAAGTTATCAGCTAAGTGCAACTGATGCAAAAATAGGTCAAATTGTAAAAATTGATAATATTGGCAACGGTGGTTGGTTATTACTAATACGTACAGCAGAAACAAATTCAACTGATTATACAATAGATTATGATACTATTGGTAGAGAAAATGGAACAATTGAAATTAGTTCTAAAATTTACAATGTTATTGAAAACACTATTGGCTATGACTTACTAGGCTATGACAACAGATTCTTTGATACTGAACCAGTAACAGAAGCTAGACAAATATTAACAGCATTAAAGAATGATATATTTGTTGATAATCTTGCTGTCAAATGGCAGGAGTTATTCTTTGCAAGTATTCGCTATGTATTATCAGAACAACAAAATGTTGATTGGGTGTATAAGACAAGTTTTGTAAAAGCAAAACATAATGTAGGCTCATTAACACAAAAAATTAATTATCAAAATGATAATTTAGATAGTTATAATGATTATATAAACGAAGTTAAGCCTTACAAAACAAATGTACGTGAATATCTAAGTTCATATGAAAATGTTGATAATACCAACACACAAACTAGTGACTTTGATTTACCTCCGTACTTTGATATTACAAAAGGTAAAATTACAACTAAGTCAGTTAAAATTAAAGACGATACACTAATTGGTGCAGATGAATTTTTTGATGATTATCCATATAAATCTTGGAAAGAAAACTTTGGATTTAAAGTTATTGGTATAAACATCTATGATGGCGGAAGCAAATATACATATCCACCAACAGTAACTATTGCTGGCGGTGGCGGATCAGGCGCTACAGCAAGGGCATATATCGGTGCTGGCAAAGTTGTTAACATTGTAGTTACTAATACAGGATCAGGTTATACAAGCGCACCAACAATTACTATATCAGGATCACAAGCAGACGGATCTACTACAGCAATTGCATCAGCACAAATTGGCGAAACTGTTGTTAGAAGTATGCATGTAGAAATGAAGTTTGATAGAGTGTCAGGCGAATATGTTATAATTGAATTACCAGAAACAGAAACATTTACTGGTACAGCAATTAATGATACATTTGCACTTAAATGGCCAATGAACTTAAAGCGCAACAAAGTAAAAGTTACAATTAACGGTCAAATATTATTACGTAGCGAATATACGTTTAGTAATATAGAAGATAATAATTATACATACAAAAGACATAAAGGTCAAATAAAGTTTACAACTACACCTGCACTAGGAGCAGCAATTAGTATAGAGTACGAAAAAGAATCGTCAATACTAAATGCACAAGATAGAATAAATCATCTGTATAATCCTACTACAGGAATGCTAGGTAAAGAATTAAGTCAATTAATGACTGGTATTGACTATGGTGGTGTTGAAGTTAAGAGCTTTGGCTTTGAAGGTACATCGGGTTGGATGACTGACGAATACGGATCAGATACCTGGGATAGTTATGACAACGAATTCCAAGACGAAATATTCTTTGCAGATGGCACTACTGTTGCTATAGAATTAGATAATCCATTAGAAGACGGAATACAATATAATGTATACCTAAAACGTTCTGGACAAACTAAAGCAATTAGAATTGACGATCCTA